GGGTACATCAGGTCGTAGCAGCACTAGAACAGTTGTTGTGCCTGGAACTGGTCCTGAAGCTCCAAAAACTGGTAAAACAGGACATAAGGCCAAAGTAGTTAAGAAGACCAAAAGAACTCCTACAAACATTATGGATCTTAATAATTCTACTTTCTATGGGAGATTAAAAGGTTTGGCAGTAAGTTTGTTTGAGAAGGTAGGACCAGAACGGCAAGAGGAACTTGACGATTTATCAGCGGCTCAGAGAAAAAAGAAAAAAGATGATCGGAAAAAGCAGAAGGAAAAGGGAGAATTCTATATCCAAGGAACTAGAGTAGATCCTCCTACTAAAAAAACTACTAAATAAAAAGACCAACGCTACCTAGACCCCGTTGTTATAGTGACAGCGGGGTTTTTTTATGTACTTTTTTGGAAATGCGGGTTTTCCCTTGATTCCTGGGGGTTTGGTGCTATAATGGTAGCGTGAGGTAGGAAGTAACTGACTGCCCACCCTGCTGCAAAGTAGGTTGTTCTTTAACAAAAGGGGAAGTGAGTTTTATATGTTGCAGTACTATAAACTCTCTTCCCCAATTTTATTGGGGTGAAGGCAACTTAGTTGAGCCGAAGTTCTTATAAAGCTTTGATAGAGGGTGCAAATCCCTCCACCCCTACCAATCAACGGGGTGTAGCGCAGTCTGGTAGCGCATTCGCTTTGGGAGCGAAAGGTCGAAGGTTCAAATCCTTTCACCCTGACCAATTAAACCACAAACATAAAGGATATATTATTATGGTTAATTTACAGATAGAGAATGATGTCGCAGAAAAGTACTTGAGTAAAATGTTGGAAGGTTATGAGGGCAGTTTAGGCCAAATCAATCCTGCAATAGATCAAGCAGAAACCCAGATGGAGGGTATGAAAGAGCAGATAGAAAATATGAAAACTCAAAGAGATGAAATGGTTTCTTCTGCTGAAGAGATTAGAAGTTTCTTGGGTCTTTCTGAAGAAAAAGAAGGGGTTGAAGAACAGGGCAATTAACTCAGTTGGTAGAGTACCATGTTTACATCGTGGAGGTCAGGGGTTCGACTCCCTTATTGCCCACCACTTAAAAAGGGACGGTAGCCCAACGGCAGAGGCAACGGACTTAAAATCCGTCAAGTGTGGGTTCGATTCCCACTCGTCCTACCATATAGGCACCCATAGCATAATTGGATAATGCAACAGACTTCTAATCTGTAGATTTCAGGTTCAAGTCCTGATGGGTGTACCAATAATTGTGTTTATCAAACTATAATAAATTATGAAGAAACTATTACTACTTATTAGCCTGCTTGTGGGGTGTAGATGAGCGTTCCTGATTTTATAGAAATTATAGATGGTGCTTTGTCTCCTGATGTCTGTAGGGAGTTGATCACCCGATTTGAAGAGGCAGATTACAACGGGCAAACTCATAAAGGCAATACCGCAGGGGGAGTTAAAGACAAAGAAAAAAAGAGTACAGACTATACTATATGTGATTGCCATAATGAGAAGTGGCTTGGAGATCCTTTACTTCTAAAGGTTTACAGTAATTTAGAGTTTCATTTAAAGAATTATGTTCGTAAGTACCCTTTACTTGACGGCAATATTCTAAAACAAAAGAATTTTGTAGGAGAAGAGGTAGCTTTTAATTCTGATACTGATTTCCAAAATTGGAATGTTGATGTTTCTAACACTACAGAATACCTAACAACTAACTTGCTTATGATGAAGAGATATAAGGCAAGAGATGGGGGATATTTTGTATGGCATTCTGATCGTTCTAGACATATGAATGGGGATAGGGTTTTAGTATGCCAGTACTTTTTAAATGATGTAAGTAAGGGAGGAGAAACAGAGTTTTTATATTACAATAAAAAGATTAAGCCAAAAACGGGAAGGCTTATTATCTTTCCTACTTATTTTACTCATATACACAGAGGGAATATGCCTATTAGTTTTGATAAGTATATTCTAACTTCTTGGATTATTAATAATAAACGCACTTTTAACGAATATAATAACTGGCCTAATAGGAAAAAATATGCAAACAAAACTTAAACAAAATAAGCAGGAGAAGTTTGATAATCTTTTTATTAATGTGGCGTTGCTTGTAGGAGAAATGTCCCAAGCACAGAGACGCAAGGTTGGAGCAATTCTTGTGAAGGCGGGAAGGATTATTAGTATTGGATATAATGGAACTCCTCCTAAGTTTGATAATGCTTGTGAGTATATTGATCAAGTAGATGAGATGTATACTAAGCCAGAAGTTCTTCATGCTGAAATGAATTGTATTGGAAAAGTTGCAAGGTCTACAGAATCAGCAGAAGGCTCTACTCTTTATGTTACTTGCGCTCCTTGTTTTGAGTGTGCAAAACTTCTTCTAACTGTGGGAATCAGTCGAGTTGTCTACAAAGACGATTATAGGCGAAGTGACGGCATTTCCCTCTTAAAGCTAGGAAATGTGCAAGTTGATCAAATCTGACTGTAATTTTTTCCTTTTTTCCGATTTTCTGCTTGCATCTACAGTATACTTAGGTATAATATCCCTTGGTGAATTTGGTCCTCTTAAAAAAACGAGATAAATAAATGGATTCTGACAGACTTGAGACAGATGTGCGTTTAAAGCACCCTAAACTGGGACATGACGCTGATTACAAAAATAGCCGCTCTGCTGCTATAAAAGTGTTTTGTATTACTTGCATGGGTGGCTCTAGATCAGATGTAAAAAAGTGTGAATCTTTTGAGTGTCCGTTATGGCAATTTAGGCCAGGAGCAACTAAAGGAATTAAGCCCAACGGAATTCCTACAAAAGAACACTACCAAAAACTAATTGATGCTGGTGTATCCGTAGCAAGAAGAGAGCATGGAAGAAAACTTGGCAAGGCTAGGAAAAAGAATAACAATGCCTAAAAAACTTATTGCGTACTGCCTAGACCTTGGAAAGATTTTACAGAAAAAAGGAAACATTCTAACATCAAGTGATAAGAGGAATTCTATTCACTACATAAAATTAATTTCTGACCAAGCAAAAAGTATTCAAAACTATATTACATTTTTAGAACAAGAGAACGCTTCACTAATTTACGAAAAGAGTAGAGATAAAAAAGATGACAAACCTAATTGAACAGAGAAAAAAACTAGAGAGCCTTCTTAAAAGAAAAGAGGAGTCTCATAGATCGAATCACCTCGGTAAACCCAGCGTGAATGAAGGTGCTTACCATGCTTCTCATAGAGAGATTCATGAAATTTATCTGCAATTAGCAGAAGTGTGTAGGGAATTAGGTGATCCTATTCCTATTAAATTTTGAGGTGAACTATGGAACCTTATTGGGATGTATATGATATGTCAGAAGACGAGAGAAAAGCTATGAAGAAAGCCAAACCAGATATGGTCCACAGCCCGCCTCATTATGTTATTGGGGGAATAGAAACTGTGGATGTAATTGAGGCCAAACTTTCCCAACAAGAATGGCGAGGCTATCTTATGGGGAATATTTTAAAGTATGTAACAAGACATGGGTACAAATCAGAACCTAAAGAGGATCTGGAAAAAGCTCAATACTACCTTAAAAAGCTTATTAAATCTTATGAATGAAGCATATTCTTTTGACGATGTTCTTATTGTCCCTCAATATTCTGAAATTTCATCTAGATCAGAATGTGATATATCTCCTAGTCTTCCTGGGATGCCTTATATGAGGATTCCTATTTTTGCTGCCAATATGGACACAGTTTGTGAACTTGATATGGCAATAAAGATGAGCCGATTAGGAGGAGTTGGGATTATTCATAGATACATGAGCGTAGAAAAACTTGGAGGCTTAATGGATGATTTCTGGAAAAAGCAGCACCATCTTACTGTTGCTGTTGGATGTTTAAAGAAGGACAAAGAGCGTATTGATTTTGTAGAAGAAATAGAAGCGCATACTCCTAGTGGTTGTAGTATTTCGATTTGTGTAGATATTGCTCATGGTGATTCTAAAAATATGACGGATACTATTAAGTACATTAGAGATAAGAACTTTCTTGGTACGATTATTGCTGGGAATGTTTGTACTTATGAAGGTGCTTCCAGATTGTTTGATAGTGGAGCAGATATTGTGAAGGTTGGAGTTGGTCCTGGGAGTGTATGTTCTACCCGTATTAAAACTGGTTGTGGTTATCCCCAACTTTCTGCTATCAAAGAATGTGCAGAGGCTGGAATAATTATTGCTGATGGCGGTATTAGAACTCCTGGGGATGCAGCAAAAGCAATCGCAGTAGGAGCTGATGCTGTAATGCTTGGAGGTATGCTTGCTGGTACAGACTGTGTGCCTGGATATCGTTTCGCAAGGACTAATAACAAAGAAACTATTTCTTTTAGAGGAATGGCATCCTGGGAAGCCAGAGCAGATTTTGGAGGAGAGTCTAACAACGCAGAGGGAGTTTCTGTTGCTGCTAAACTGCAACCTAGAGGTAGCACTCGTAAGGTTATAGAAGATTTGGTAGAAGGTATCAAATCTGCTATGTCTTACTCTGGTACTAGGACTATTCCTGAATTTCAATTGAAAAATAAGATGGCTAGGGTTAGTTCTGCTACGATTATGGAGAATCATCCCCATAAGTCCTTGTGACTACTAGACTTACAGCGATAACTTCCCCCAAATAATGCTTGACGGGAGCCTATGTTTTTTGTATAATAGACGCATGAGCAAGAGAGTTCACACAAGGTTTTCTCATTACTGCCCTAAATGTAAAAAGTGGTTTGATCCCCCTAAATATGGCTGGCCCCATTTGCGATGCCCAGACTGTAAGGAAAAAGACGCATGAAGAACGAAATTCCCACAAAATTGTACGACCGTTTAGCCTGTTGGCTGGCAGATAAAGAAGATTCTACTCTGCTGGAGGAAACTGTACCTGTGGCAGATATTGACCAGTACTTGATAGATGAAGCGGCAAACATTTTTTATGAACTGTCTGCCAAGTGTATAATAATGAATACTAAAACACATATAATTGATGGTTTAAAGACTGGAGACAGGGTAGAGATCTACCGCAATCTCCATAAAGGATGCTTTTCGGTACGGCAGAAGGGTCGTGTGGTTGGTTATCTTTATGATGATGAAACGATGCATCTTGAGGATGTAACCTTTGCAGTTCAACCCGCTGGCAGAGCGAAGGTGCTAAAAGAGAAGCGTAAGAATGTTCATGCCTTTGTGCGTGGAACCTATAGAGAAAATCGTAGTCCTCGTTCATACTATACCCTAGGTGGACTCTACACACAACAGGTAACTTACAACCCGTATAAAGCAGATTCTTTTGTTACGCAGCACCATGCAAAGAATCCGTTGCCCATTTATAGAGCATCCCGTGTCGGGTTTGTTGGTGGGAGAGTTTACTGTCGTGCAAATTAAGAAAGATAAAAACGGGAAAGTAACTGGTGAGATTAAGATTGATTATCAGGAAGCGCATGATTTGTGGTACGCCTTGCGCTATTTTGACCGTCATGCTTTAAGCGTTCCAGAGGATTATCTTGTAGTAGGAGAAAAAGAAACATATTCTAAACTAATACGACAGGTAGAGTTTCTTCAATATGAGCTTTGCTCAATCCCTATTGTCCGTGAGAATTTTGAAAAATTAGGACAAACAGGAGCAGAAGATTAATGGGATTCTTTAGTTGGAACTGTAGAGGATGTGGCGAGTCTATTAAGGCTCCTTATGATGTCCCCAAAGAGATTGCATGGCAAAGTTATGCTGTAGCCATTAAAGAGAATAAGGAGAATCCTTACGCCCCCAACGGAGGATGGCAGCTTGGTCTTTACGATGGCTACGGGAATATTTGTGGTCCGATAGATGATGGTGACGAGGTTTGGCATGAGCGTTGCTGGGAGGACGCTGGGAGTAATGTAGAATTCACAAAAGCCTCAGACCCAGCAGATGATCAAGGATTCTTTTATGACACCAAGAAAACAGGAGAGCTTAAGATGAAGACGCTAAATCAATTAGATCCAGAGGATTATATAGAACGGAAAGATTTTATGATCAATGCTCTAGTAGATGATTGGATAAATGATGCAAGTGCAGCGGATTTAGTAGACTACGCTAGAGAGAAACTTGCTGACTATTATTCTAAGGAGTCCGATGATAACTTGCAATCTTATTATGAGGAGAGTTTCCCAAATGAAACTGTATAAAATTCCCTGCTCTTGGCAGATGTACGGATACATGGATATTGACGCTGAGACTTTGGAGGAGGCTGTTCATGCAGCAGAGCATTTCCTGACTCCCCTTCCTGAAGGTCATTATGTTGACGAGAGTTTTGAGGTAGATACAGAAGTTTTGTACGACGAATTCCAAAAGGAACAAAATGGAAAGGGTGCATAATGAAGATTAACAACTGTAAAGAGCTTTGGGCTGTATGGATGCACGAACCCTCTTGGGCGAATAAAGAGACAGAGGAGAGATCCAAAGTACTCCTAGAAAAGTGGGTATTCAAAGGTACAGAATGTGGGTGCATATTCAATGCCAACGAGGATGGGATAAGTGTAGGAGGGTATGCAGAAGGTTCAGACGCAGAACTAGAAATGTATGATCTTGACTGGGGTTTTACTATAGATGAGTTTCATGATGCACTAGACCAAGCAGACTGGGATGGTACAGCCGCATGGAATTTAGCAAACGACGAATATGATATAGGAGGAGAAGGATGAAAAAATTAATTGGACATATTGGAGTTGACGCAGGACTTTGTTGGGTGGGTGATCCTTGCTATGTGCTAGGAGACGATGCCACCAGTCGAGTTCATGATTGGGATGAATTTTGTAACAAGATTAGTGATATGGAGCATCATGCTGCTCCTCTTGGAGAAGGTACTGGCTTCGCTATTAGTACAGGCTTCGGAGACGGCTCTTACCCCGTGTACATTGAAACCTCAGACGAGGGATCATGGGGCGAGAGAGTAAAAAGTATCACTATTGAATTCCTTGAGGATGAAGATGATGCTTAGTGCTAAACAATGGGAAAAGATCGAAGATAAATACGGTCTACTCATGCATAAGATTAGCCATAACATAAGCGGAGATAATGCTATCTCCTCGCATGAGGATAACCTACAAGACATTAAACTTGCTGCTATGGAGGCTGTTATCGGTTTTGAAAAACAGCACGAAGGAGCTAATGGTAAGTTTGATGATTTTTGGGGAAGCAAGGGGTTTGACCAGTATATTAAAACCTGTATGTGGACTAAAAAGAATAACAAGGGATCCAAAATCGAAAAGAACTATTCTATTACGAAGAGAATAGTTAATATTCATGAGAATGAAGAGGTTCTAAACTTAAGAGGATCTAGTGGAAGTTCTATTGAGAACTGTATCTTTGTTGATGAGATTAATATGCTTATCGATGAGGAGCAACAAAGAGTTGTTAAAAGTATTGTTAATAATCCTAAACTAATTAAGCGTAATGGAAAGATAAATATACTACAACTATCACGCGAACTAAATAAAGGTTGGGCAGACACAAAGAAAACAGTTAAAGAGTTGTCTAGGTTAATGAAAAATGAACTTTGAGATCGTATATCTATCTGGTCCTATAACTAAGAACCAAAATGCATCTAGAAGTTTTTCTGGAATGCAAAGGCTTTTAGAGAGAAGACGGGCGAAAGTCCTGAACCCTATGGACATCCCTCCTCCTACCCCAGACGCTAAGGGTAGTGACTGGCAGTATTACATGAGACAGGCAGTAGCCATGATGATGGATGCCGATAAGGTAATCATGCTGGAGGGCTGGAGAGGGAGCAAGGGGGCTATCATAGAATACAGATTAGCAAAGAGCCTAGACATTCCTGTGGAGGATGAGAAAGGAACGAGTCTATAATGGAATGGGAATGGAAGGTGATTCATGTGAGTCACGAAACAACTATTGAACACAAGCTAAATGATCTAGCCAAGGAGAGATGGCAGGTGGAAAGTATCCTCCCCCCGGTGACGGGAACCTTTAGAGAAGGCTTTTATACGGTATTTTTGAAACGAAAAACAAAGGAAAGAATTGATGAAGATTGAAGAGTGGGCTGAGATTGCTGTTTTTGGTGTAGTTGCATTGGTTGTAACAGTAGCTATTCTTTATACCAATCATAAGCAGTTTAAATATATGGAACGCATCCATGCGGAAGTGATGATTACAAACGATCTATTGCTTACGAACCCAAGGTATGCAGCCGAGGGTAGTTCTTGGCTGGGAGTTAGAAGGGACACTAAAGTAAAGTGATTAAAGTAGCAATTAAATACGAATGGGAGTTTAATAAAAAAGAATGGGACGAACAAATTATCCACATGAAGGGATTAGAAAACGATATCAACATCAAAGTGAATTACGATCCAGTAAGCACCTTCCACCACCTAAACGACTTGGCATTTCCCCAGGCGAGCGAGATGAAAGTGACAAAAAG